ACATGTATAAATCTTGAACATTCCTATACTTACCTTTTTTCGGAGCAAAATACTTCTTTACATAAGGTAGCTGTTCTATTGCTGACATCTTACTTAGAGCTTCTACGCTTGTACCTAGACCTGGTGCTGTACTAGGCATGAACTGTATTAAGCCTGTTGCTCCTGATCCTGCAGTATTCTTAGCTGCTGGATTACATCCGCTTTCTGCATTCATTACCGTATACAGCCATTCCGGTAAAACTCCTAGGTAACTTGCTACATCTACCAAAGCTGAATGAAAGGCAGGATCGTTTTGAAGACGTACACATCCTGCAGCTAGGCCTTTCTTTGCTCTTCTAGTTACGGTAGGAACGGTTTGTTTAATTTGAGGCTTGATGACACTTTGTGCAATCTGTACATCGGTTGGAATATTCATCATCGCTCCTGAAAGAGTGGTTGTCCATCCTTCTGGAGATATTGCATGATTCAGTCTATTGATGACAAAAGCAACAACCGGTACTCCGCTCTTATCTTTATACTGAGCTGGTAGGACAGAAGAAGGTAGCATAAATGCTTCATATAGCTTTAGGTTACTCAATCCTGCCATTGTAATATTGGTGCTGATTGGCATTATCCCGTTTGCTGTTACAGAAGTTCTCACACCGGTGTTATTCTCTACTAGTTTACTCTTGATCAAATTCATTGCTCCGAGGTAGTAGTTCGCTGCTGCTCCTCTATTTGCTTCATCTACAGCTCTATTAATAGATGCTCGAGCATAAAACTGGTAAAGGAACTTATTGTATGCGTTAGCTATCTCAATTACACCGGTATTATCTTGAGAGGTTGTCTGCGGACTACCTCCTGCTGAAGTTGTTTTTCTCTCCATCAGCCTATCGGTTAACCCGCTATTCATTTGTGCAAAGGCCGATCCATCTGCATTTGCCGTAGCTGTCTGTTCTCTAGGATCTTGAGCATTAATTGCTAACATACTTCCGAGCTTTGTACTCGTCTCTGTATTCATAGAAAAAGACTTAGCTACTGAGGTAAGTCCTTGAACTGGAATGGCGTTGAAGATGTTCTGCTTAGAACCTACGAGTTGATTGTCTACTATGGAGATTGTATTAGAATCATCATCATAATGTATGTTAAACTCGTTTACATTCCCTAAACTTGTTGCAATATCTCCCATTACCTCTGAAAGAAAAGCAGAAAGGTATACGTTTAACTCTCCATTAGAGCTAGCATGTTTCTCTAAAACTTCTAACAGGTAGTCTATATTTACGTAGATTTCCATCACTTTTGCTTTATACGGGTCTGAGGTTAGATACCCGGGTAGTAGTCCAGAGTTAATATCGGTAGTAGAAGGAGTAAACAGTGGTGATTCTTTAATTGAACTAGCTACTTTATTTACTTCTAGGACCTGTAAATACTCAGAATCAGAATCATGTACCGGAATTATACATACTCCTGGGTTTATGGAGAGCTGCTGTGGGTTTGTGTAACAGAAATTAGTTTCTGGATTAAAGTTAATGTAAACAGTAGGACGTTTATTTTTATCTGCTGTACCATTGTATTCGTATAATAAGCAGGAATTGTTTAAATAAGCTAGTAGGAATCCTAGCTTTATATAGGTGTACTGTCCTGTGGGTCTAGGGGCGGTAAGAAGGTTTCCCATTAATCCTCGTCCGCTTAGATCCGGGATAGGAAGTACGAATACATTAGATAGAGAGTCAAAATCCACACCAGGCACCGATCCAGCATCCAGTAACGCAGCAGGAGCAAACCCGTACGTAAAAGCATCTGCTGCTACTTTATCCGTAGAGGGATTAGCAGCCAGGCTAGGCCATAAACCTAATCCCGGGTTAAAATAGTAGTCTGAAATCAGGGAAGAGGGAGGTGCGTAAACATACGGCTGATTAGGTCCTGTGTTTTGCGGAATAGCCGGAGCAGGTATTCTAGTAGGAGGAGGAGAGCTTTTAGTAGCAATACTCTGAAATTTTAGATCAATCAAAAAAGCTTCTATTGCAGAAGCAGGATATGCTTTTCCGTTTAGAAAATTTCTATAGGATTCTGCTGAATCAAAGGAAGATTGTAGTAATGGGCCTGGGGGAGGGGGAGCAGGAGGGGTGGTTGCAGCAGCGGTAAATCCTCCTCCTACTGAAAAAGCAGTGGTGGGTAACGGAGTAGCAGCAGCTTGTGCGTTAAGAACCTGAACTGCTTTTAGCATGTCAGATTCCGGAAAAGCAGAAATACAGTTTATCTTAGTAGAATCAATTGTACTTCCTATTCCTGTCAGTTTTACAGTGCAGTTAAATCCTCCGTCGGGAGTAGACTGATAACTATAATTTGTAATAAGTCCGAGAAATCCATCGTAGTTACCACAAGACGAAGTTCTTGCTTTACTAATGCCTTTTAAAAGATCTTCTTTCTTAACTCCCGGTTTGAATGGATCAGGGAATTTAATATCTGTTATTGAAACAAGAGGCCCGGATGCTGTTTTTTTAAACTGCGTATGGCCCCATTCCAGTAAACAAGAGTAGCCTAATCTGAAATAGAGTAGATCGAGTACGTCTAGTTGTTCGAGACTATTTGCTCGAATATTAACAGTAGCTGTTCTTAGAGATCCCATTACTCCTACTGTACTTATCTCAATAGAGGTAATACCGGGCATGGGCTTGTAACCGTATTCTCCAACTGTATTATTCGTATACCCGGCAGCATATGCAAAAAGTCCGGGCCTCATACCCCTTCCTGCGTGAAAGGGCGTTCCTCCAAATAGAACCCATTCTTTTGCTAAAGCATCTTTACTCCTCTTAACTACTTTAGAGATTCTAGAATCTGGTTTAATATCGATTAAAGATGAAAGTTTGATCCAACTTTCATTGTTTCCTAGAAACGCAACATCTGTATTGCTTCGATCGTTCATGTTAGAGAGTATTTTACTTCTAACATTTATCTGATCAACTGCTTCTTGATTTAAAGGATCTCCGATTAGGTTGTTAAATAATCCCATTAGTTTTGATTTAGATCTCTGTAACTCTTTTGAATGCTTTCTAGATCAACAGGTATCCTTAACTGTATTCCAGCTGGAGGATACAGGCTGTCACATGCTAGGTTATTGGCAGCTGGTATGATCCACCATAGTGTTTTATCTCCGTAATATTCTGTAGCAAGAAGATCATACCTGTCTTCTTGAACTGCTATTATGTAAATATCATTCTCTGTCGGAGGAATCTCCGGATAGAGGTTATTAACGTAGTATCTCTTTCCGTCTACGTTCTTAGTAATGTTTATGCTCTGGTATCTGTTGCTCATTGAATTCCTTGTTTTGCTAGACCTGAGTTATAGTAAGGTACGATTAATTTCGTAATTGTCTCACTTGTTGTATTAGCATTTTTGCTACGCTGGGGTAAGAAGTCATGAATCGGAGTAAATGCACAAGTTACATCTAGGATCTGAGGTGCTTCAAAGGAGTGTCCGTCTATGTTAACCTCCCATGGATATTCGTTTTGAATATTAACAGTCATGTTGGTCAAGAAACCTGGCTGCCTGTACAAGTATTCTCCAACTGTAACTCTGACTAGAGGTGCTCTCATATAACCTCCTGCTGTGTAATCCGGATAGGCTTGGGAGAGTAGGTATTTTAATTTTTTGTACAACGGTTCCATATCGCCTCTACTCTCTGCAGCAATCTTAAATCCAAAAGAAACACTTCTATTAAACCCGGTGTAAGTGTAAAAATTCTCACCCCTTCCTACATACTTGTAAGAAGTTGTTTCTCCCGTGTGGGTATCTGAGAAGGAAGTTATATACGCTCTAAAGATAATAGGCACGTTTGCTATTCCGCTTTGAATTTTCTTATCTTCCGAACCTGGATAATTATATTCTATTGCTTCAAATCTTAATTTTACAAGGTCCTTGTTATGGTTAATTTCATCAGGGTAATCTTTTCCAGGATTTAACCTATTAAGCAAATCAGGCTTAAACGTATCCGGACTAGTTCCTACTTCTGATATACCGATTCTTTTGACCATATTGTAGGTACTGTAAGAAAAAGATCCAGTAGGTGTTTTAGAGGTTGAGTCTTGAGCCGCTATAGTATCTCTGAAGTCGTAATATTTCGAAGCAGGGATAGGATCTGTTATCTTCTGAAGTAGTGCGTAATTAAAGGTTCGAGCATTTCTATTAGGTGTATACTCATTACCGGGAGCAGTTAGAGTATCGGTTTGAGAGTTGTCAGTCGGTCTTTCCATTGGAGCAGGCGTTACTGTTACGCTTCCTGTTCTAACAATAGACGCTTGATTCCATATCTGAGAATAGGTTGATCCTTTTACTTTAGAATTATGTACTGAGTTATTCTTAGCAGTACTGAAGTCTGTATTCTCATACCTCCTTATAGTAGTATATCCTACTCCGTACATCGATCCAGGACCGCCTGGGTATTGGAAGAGTACGTTTTCGTTAGATTTAGGAATTCCTAATCTCTGTAAATTATCTAGGTTATTAAAAAAATTTGTATTTGCCGGACTAGTAGGAATTGAAGGGTTCACAATTTGGTTGTTTACCCCCAGCATTTTATTACTTAATAACATTACCAGTCTATTACCCCTACTTTCATCTACCGTGTTATACTTTATAACAGTTTTTTCATAAGTAGTAGAAATAGGGTTATAGGGTACTGTACCGTGTCTGTCTACATGTACTCCACTTCCTGCAAATTTAACTGCTGTCAGAGTGTTAATACCTCCGTTATAGATTCTAGTATTCTCTATCATACCGAAGAACCGTCCTGTTGTATCTCCTGCAGAGAGATTAGCTTGTTGCCCTACTTCTATTTTAGGATTAGAAGCCTGGAGCCCAATTTGTTTTGCAATAAAGGTATATCCTTTTGGGCTTGACTTTAAGAATTTTTGAATCCTTTGAGTATCGTACTCTGCAGCACGGGGTATGATAATACCGTTTGCAAGAGTCTGAAGGCTTGAACCTCTGCCTGGGAAGTCTAGAGATGCTTTGTTAGCAGCGTAATAATCTGCTTGAACTCCGGAAGCTTGTTCAGGTAGCGGAAATCTAACATAAGGCTCTTCGTTAGGTCCTGCAGGGTAGTTTATACTCTTTTGGGTAAAGTTACCTGCCCCTCCATAATAGTAGGGAAAGCCTTGTAGATTGGTTAGTAGTTTGACTAGCTTTGATTCTGGCATGGTCTATAATTATCTGATCCTAGAATTAGGGTTTAATACGTTTCCGTAACTCATCACGGTTGCTTTTGCGGTAGCATAGGCTAGTTTATCTGCTTCTACAACAAGTCTCTTATCTCTTATTGCAGTTAGGATTGAGGTCTGCTCTTTCATTACTCTAATCAATTCATCAAGGGTCTGTTTTGATTCTACCGTAGTTCTAGTACTTTCTTTTGTTGATACTGTTTCTGTTTTTGTAGAAGCATTTAACTTTTGTACCTCTCTTGAAACGGCTTGTTGATCTACAGTATTAGTCTGCTCAACCGGTGTAATAGTCGGAACAGCAGTAGAAGGTGTGAGAGGGGTTAATTCTTTAGTAAAGACAGTACTCAACTGTTTGAGTATAGCGGTTTGGTTATCGGTATTTTTAGCAAGCTGGAAGAAGGTTTCTTTAGTACTACTTCCAAGATATACTTCTCCGGAATCTACTTTTGCTAGACCTTCTTTTGTTACTAGACCTCCTGCTGCTAGTTCAGGCGTAGAAACTGCAGTAGGACGTCCTGCAGCGGTGAGTTCTTTTGAATACATCTTTAGTACTGTGTTTCCAATCGTACTAACATCCACTGCATCAGCAAGCAATCCTGCTAAATACCTACCTCCTACATCTCCTACAAGGCCTCCAATCCAGCTACCAACTCCGGGGATTGGAATTAAAGTTCCAAGAGCTGCTCCACCTATACCGCCTAGGACTCCCCCAAGTCCTTGTAAGGTTCTCTTACCTACTGCTTGAGAAAGATCTGCATCTTTCACTTCAGGATCAGCAATCATCCCTTTAATATCACTATTTGCGAAAATACCTTCAAGTAAGGTAGCAACTACTGGGAATTTAAGAAGTTTTTTAAAGAAACCTCCTCCTGATGTTTTGAAGAATCCTTTTAGTTTATTGAGCGGGTTTAGCTCAGAAACAGTTTGAGTTGCTTTTTTGAAAAATCCTCCAACTCCTTTTCCTATTCTTCCAAGAAATCCTACTTCTGCTTGTGCTGCTCCTCCCGTACCTCTTAGTTGAGCAAGAGCTTGTGGAGTAGTCATTCCAGGATTTGCACCTTTTAGTTTTGCAACTTGACTACTTAAGTTGTTTGTAGGTGTTGCAGTCGGTTGAGCGAAGGACGGTCTCGGAGTTGTTACAGCGGGTGCAGGTTGTGAAATAGGTGCAGTAGGTCTAGGGCCAGCTCCAGGACGTCGTACGAACGGAGATGCTGTTTCCGGTGTTACTCTTTGATTTCCGAACGAAGGCATTATATCGCTCATGGATCTCTTAATTTCCATGATATCGGAAATCGTGCTTATAGCGTTTCCAAAATCAAATCCTCCGCCTTCACCTTCTCCTTCGTCTCCTCTATTAGCTAGAGCCATAGCAGCAAACGGTGCTACTGTTCCGGCTAGATTTAGTATAGAACTTATTCCATTACGGCCTGGACCCCTACCTGGTTTTTTTGTGAATCTACCCGGACGTTTATTTTTACCTTTTTTACCTCTTTGAGTACGTCTTGACGTATCAGGAGTAAAAGGTGTTCCAGGTGTTGGAATTTCTCCTGAATCACCAGCTAGTTCTTCAAAAAGATTTCCTCCTTGTGTTGAAGATCCTCCTCCTATTACCACATTAACGGGGTCAGTCTTTGTACCAGTCGGTTTACGTTTTGAGAAAAGTCCTGTAATAGTTTTCACAGTCCCGATGAGTGTCATAGCTACACCTACGGCTGCAGCCCCGTAAGCAATTCCTGACCCTAGATTTTTCCAACCTGTCACATCTGCTACGGTAGAAATTATCTTAGAAACCCACGAAAAACCGTTTGCTAGCATCTCAACCATTTTTCCAAGAGGTCCTTCAACTAGAGAAGTAAAGACGTCTTTCATCCTCTGGACGGATTGTTCAAATCTATCTTGAGCGCTAGCTCGTTCTTTTGCTAGGTCGTACTCGTCTCCTTGTATAAGTTTCTTTTCAAGTAAGTCTGCAATCTCAGTTTTACCTTCTTTTCTTAACTGGGATATATAAGTTTTTTGTTCTTGGGTTAATTTTGTTAAGACTTGCTGTTTAACCAGGGTATTTGCTAATTCATCTGCAGACATACCCATTGCATCTGCAATGGCTTGCTGCTGAATTCTATTCATTTTCTGGAAGCTTGCAAGACCGCCTACGTTTTTTAGCATCTCTTCTGCTGCATCTGCTGTCTTACCCTCTAATGCAAGACTTCTTGCTCTCCCTAGGTTTAAAGTCTGTCCTAGTAGTACTTCTGCTTCCATCTGGGACTGTATAGAACTTTCGAAGTCAAGTAGTTTTTCAGTAGAGCTTTTTGTTTGTTCAAGAGTCATTCCAAGTTTTTGGGCTTGAACGACTGCTTTTGCAATTTGAAGCGGGTTATTTCCATAAAAGGTTGCTAGTTGTCCGCTAACCTTTACTACCTCTTGTAAAACTTTTTTATTACTTAAAATACCTTTATTCTCTTTTGTAACCGTTTTTACGAGATTCTCCTGATTTGTATTATTTAGAACAGCTATCTCTCCAAATTTCGCTGCTTCTTCATTGGTAAAGCCTAGTTTTTTAGTAAGACTTATTTGACCGTCAACAAGCTCGTTGTTAAAAGAAATCGATGTTCCAAACTCACTATTAAGAGCACTTTGAGCTTCTGTAATAGACTTCCTGGTTGCTAGGTCATTGGCGGAAGTTGCAAGAATTTTGGTGTTCTGGTCATAGAGTGCTTTAGACATCTCTGTAGATGCTGCGTACTCTTTTCGTATTTCCGCAAGTTTGGTACTATAGGCCGATCCTATATCAAACAGTTGTTTTAACAGGCCTACCCCTAATCCTAAGAATATTAGGGGATCTTTAAAGGACTGTAAAGTTCCTTTCCATATGCCTTTTAATGCAGTAGAGAGTACATTCCATTTACTTTGAGTTTCTGCTGCAGTTCTTAATTTATCATTTAAGTCGTCGAAGTCTTTTGTATCTATATTAAACTTCTTTAGAACACCTGTTACTCCGGATACTAATTTTCCGGTTAATCCGAGAGTTTCATTTAGTTTAATTTCTTCGGCAAGTCTTTTTCTGGTAGCATCTAGGGATGCTTTAATATAGTTACCGTCTTCTTTCTTGAGCTCTCCGTTTTGTTCGAACAGACCTTGGAGTTCTCTGAGTTGTCCTAGTTCTCGAAGAGTTTCTTTATTCCCTGTTTCAATTGCACGGGCTTCTTCTACTTGTAGATCTTTGTTTTTATATTTTACTTCAAGCTGTTGTTTATCTGCAGCTAGATTTGCAATACTGGTTTGTTGTTTTTTAAGTAAGCTCTCAATTTCTTTTCTTGAAAGTCTGCTTATATCTTGTTGATCTAATTTAAACTTGTTTGCAATTTCAGATAGATTCCGAAAATCTCGTCCTATATCCTTTGAAATCTTAGAATAGCTGGACAGGTCTCTAACTGTGCTTTTGAATGTATCTCTAAGATGACTCCAGTCTGAGTTTAGCTCAGTAGACATTGCTTCCCAGTTTCGGAGAAGTTCATCGACTGCTTTAGCGTCTTTTTTTAAGTTGTCGAAATCAACAGTTCTACCTAGTAGAGCTCCTAATTCTCGAAGTCTTAGAATTTTTTCTTCTAATACTTGTGGGTCTAAATTTTCACCTGCCATGCTTCTTTACAATATAATATAAATAGGGAGTACCTACTTTTTAGGGGTAGGTACTGTATAGGTAGGTTGTTTTTGAACTATATTTGGCTTGTAAATCTCGGCTTTGTTGTTGGTGGCGTCATTGAGATCTTCTTCTTGGTTTTGTTTCTTATACCATTCCTCTATTTCTTTGAAGGTGTATTTTCTTAACCAGACTGGCATCTCATATACATCTTGCCAACTGTAACCGCCGTGACCATGAAATACTATTTCGTGTATTTCTTTAAAAATATTTAATCTGTAATTAGGACTTAGGCCAAAAAAAGTCAGTAGTAATTGGAATTTCTACACCCTCCTCTGTGTAGGTATCCGAGTCGTAGTCGAAAGTTAGAGAGATTTCTGGCTGGATTTCAGCAATATATTTTCTTAGAGCTCTAGCATCTGGAGCTAACATTATGTCAACAAATGCTCTTACTGATTTCTGCTCCCTGTCGCCGTTTATTGAGGTTATGAGTTTTTTGAGTCTAAGGGTTACTTCATAAGATCCGTTTGGATTTACTTTTTTCATACCCTGGATTTCTTTTTCAATCTCTCGTTCATCCCTATGTGTTAGCAGTTTAAAGGTAACTGTATTCTTAGTAGTAGGAAGTACGTATTCGAATTCATTTACTCCTGGAGTCTTAACTAAGGTTCGATCTAGATGTTTATCTTTTAACTGGGTTAGATCTACAGTCACTTTCTCACTATCTCCAGTTACGGGATTATAGTATGTAAATGTATAGTCTTTACCGTAGCCTAAAATTCTTGCTGCTACAAGCAGAGCATTCTTATCTACTAGCAGTAAATCATCCATATTCACTTTAGTGACTAATAGAGACTGTAAAAGTTTGTCTAGGACTGTATTATTTTTGATGAAGTTTGCATTAGTGAGAATATCCTCTTCTTTTGCTGTCATATACTTCATCTCTACTTTTCCGCTTGCTAGCGGACTATCTGCCGGGTAGAGAAGGCCTTCGGATGGTAACTCGATTGTTTCGGTCGGTAACTTGAATTGCTCCATAAATTAATAACGATTTTATATAAATAGCTCTATATAAACTTTTAAATAAAAAAAACCTGCCAAAAAGGCAGGTCTTTCTTTTTTCTGTATGAGTTCGGCTCAAAAATTTAACTCGCAATAATCCATTGCAATTGTCATTTCGATAGTTACGTACTGATCGTTAGACCAATCATATTCACCGAAGTTTGCGGACTTAACGTAAGCACCTCTGATTACCCACTCTCCTACGATGTCACCAACAGGGCCTAGGATGTTTAATGTTACGTTCTTCTTATAGAAGTCAGAGTAACCATCTCTACCTGTGATTGATTCGTGAGAAAGACGGATCCACTCCATTACGGCTTGTCCACCAGAAGGTGTGATAGGATCGTAGAGTGACAGGTTCATATCCTGCCATTCTGCTTTTCCTTTAAGCTTACGATATACGTTGATGTGATCAAGCTTTACATCGGTAAACTGTACGTTAGGAGATGATGCTTTTTTGATAAGGTATGTAGGAATACCGTCTATGTACATGATAAAGCGATTCTGAACTTTTGGTTCGAAGGCCGTATACATTAATTCATTTGGATCTATTAGTGGCATGTTCTATCTTTTTTATAAATATCCGTTAATTGATTTTCTGTATAACTTATTTACCAAATGTTGCACCAGTTGGAAGAATGTTGAAATCAAGCATGATGAATTCTACAGTCTTCGTTGGTTGTAGGTAGATAGCACCGATCAATTGTTGTCTATCAATTACATCCGGAGTATTGTTTGTTTCGTCCATTACCACTCTGTAAGAGTATAGACCTTGTTTTTGCTGTACACTGTCAAGATAAGGAGTAATTTGATTTACAAATTTAGCTCTTGTACTTGCATTGTTTTGCTCGAATAAGAAGTTCTCAGCAATCTTTCTGATCTCTCTCTTAAGTTTGATAAGAAGTCTTCTCACATTTACTCTATCCAGTGCAGAAGGTTTAAGCTGTAGGTTCTTTTGACCGTAAATCACTGTACCAACTCCAGGGAATATAGCAATTGGATTAATTCTTCCGTTGTAAAGAGTATCTCTGTTTGTCTTACTAAGTCTAACTTCAGGACCAAGCACTGTTGCAAGACCACCTCTGTTTAGACCAGCTGGTGCAAACCATTCTGCTGATACTTTATCACTGTATGCAATAGCTCCAGGAACGATTGTAGAAGCAGGTACTAGACGTACTTTACCGGTGTCGTAAGATCTAACTTGAACCCATGGCCAGTATCCAGCTGCATAGTTACTATCAAGGCTAGCAATTGTGCTTACTACGTTAGATACAGTAGAGTTAGCGTTTACAGGATCTACTACTACGATTGCATCACCTCTATTCTCTGTATTATCTACAAGAGTGTTTAGAGTAGAAGAAGCGTTAGCATAAGTTAGACCTGGAGCGTAGATTACTTGATAATCGTACCAATCTCTATTCTTTAGAAGGCTGATTGCTATGTTGTAGTCAGCAGGAATAAGACCTTGAATGTTCTGTGCTGCAGATACACCAGTTCCGATTTGATCGAAAAGTCTGAGTGCTACACCGTTTGAGAATCCTCCGAAAGTATCTCCAGTTGATCCACCAAATGCTCCGTTTAGAGAACCTGAACCGCTTTGTGGCATTGAACCAGTAGCAGCAGGGTTAACGTTACCGTTTGCAAGGAAGTAAGTAGGCTGTGCTACTACAGATTTAACTCTTACGTATCTACTCTTATTTGCATAAGATCCTGTCATCTTCAAGTTCCAATCTCCATTTTCATCTTGATATGGAGTCCAGGTCATGTTACCTATTTGGTACTCGATGTAGTTAGGACTTGTAGAATCAAGAGATAGGTTAGACCATGTTTCAAGAACAGTCTTAGTGTTCTCATAGTCATCTCCTCTTCTAATCAATAACGTAAATAGACCTTTGCTAATATCACTGCTTGCAATCTCCCATCTTAGGTTATTCATAGAACCAGAGGTAAGAGCTCCGTTTATCAAAGCACTAGCAGCGCCTTGAGT